ATTATTCCCCGGCGTTTCATAGTCATGGAAATACCCCATGCAAATATCATCCACAGCCACAGCACCTATTTCACCGTCTTGTAATTTCAAACTTATTGTCCCGGAACGTAGCAAGTTACCATCAGCATCATAATCAGGCTCAACACTCTCTATAATTCCAGCACCGGGAGAACGCCATTTGTCACCAAGCACAATTTCAGCACGGTTAAAACGCAATTCCGGCACCTCTAAAAACCTGCGTAACGTGAGGCTTTCCATATACCCACGTCCCATGCTGTCTATTTTCGCCCCAAAGCCGGTCAAACCCTCTGCAAAACCGCTTGCACCAAAGATAGCACCGGCTAAGAAGCCGATAAGCCCAGCTGCCGTATCATTGTGGGTGCGCGAAAGAAAAAGCTGATTGCCCAGTGAACGGATGATAGACTGTATCTGTTGGGTATTCAAGCCACCGGTTCCCTGCCCACCACCTGCAATAGAGTCTATCTGATTTTGGATTTTTTCAAGCGATCCAACAGCCTTTTCCTCCCGAAGTGTCATAGTGTACTTCGGTATCATATCTTCTCCCTCTTTGATAATAAGGGTATCAATAATGATGCTGCCTTCAATACCAAGATCGCTATCAGTGAATAGCATCAAGTCCCCTTCTTTCAAAGTATCATGTATGCTTGCTTCCCCCCTTGCAACAGCCTCATCATGTTGGCGTGCCATGAAAATATCATCCACCTTCGGTTCATACGAATAGCGCACATAGTCATTCTTTGCAAGATATTTTTTCGCGGTAGCAAGCAACCGTTGTGAAGCGGCCTGAATATAAACGTCCGGCATATCAATATAAAGCAGGACAAACTTGTCACCGGACTTTATATTGTAATCCTTGTATGGGAAATATAATTTCAGACTTTCATCATATACACGGTTACAAGTCAGCACATATTTATTGCCCTTCTTCTCACATTTGGTTATTTCAAAATCCCGGCCACCACACATGCCGTTTTTCATGCTAATGGTGGCTGTT